AGAAGTTCTTCCGCAAATTGTAAAACCAGCACCTTTTGATATTGATGTTGATGAAAATGGTAACGAAATTTCAAGGAGTGGTGAAAATTATAAAACAGTTAAGTACGAAAAACTTGTTCCTTTATTAATTGAAGCAATTAAAGAACTCTCAGAAAAAGTAAGGAGATTGGAAAATGACTCTACCAAGTAGTGGTCGAATTAGTTCTTCTCAAATACAAAATGAATTTGGTGGCAGCAATCCAATATCAATATCTCAATATTATGGATTAGATTCTGGTGTTCCTTCCAGTGGGCCTATAAAATTTTCAAATTTTTATGGAAAAATAATAAATGCTACGAGAGATATAGGTTCAACTCAAAACTTTAATGCTGCCAATGATTTTGTATATTATGCTACTGTCGTAGGCGGAAAGAAAACAGCATCAAATGTCTATTATAATAATCAACCAGTGAAGTATTATATAAGTGTTAATGGAGTTGTTGGAGCAACTGATACTGGTTCTTATGCATTTGATATGGGTGCTTTTCCTTCTGGCACACAAATATATCTTACGAATAATAATTATATTGTTGGTGCTGGTGGTGGGGGTGGGGGTGGATCTGGTGGAGGTGCTGGTGGTGCTGGTGGTGCTGGTGGTCCTGCTTTAATTTTAAGAAACACTACTTTTATAACAAATAATGGGGTCATTGCTGGAGGTGGAGGTGGAGGTGGAGGTGGAGGATATGGTTATTCAAATGGTTGTTTGCAAGATGGTTGCTGCCACCAAACTTGTTGGACTGTTTTTGCTACTGGTGGAGGAGGTGGTGGTGGTGCTGGGTATAATGCTGGTGGAGGAGGAGGTGGTGGTGCTGGTGGTGCGAGTGGTTCTTTAACTGGTGGTGGATCTGGTGGTAATGGATATACTAACACTGGTGGGAATCAAAATGCTATTTCAGGTTCTGGTGGATCTGGTGGGAGTCTTGGATCTTCTGGTGGTGGTGGTGCTGGTGGATATGGAGCGGGAAGTCAAACTGATGGTGGTGCTGGTGGTGCTGGTGGTGCTGCAGGAAACTATATAACTAATGGTGGTTACGCAACGTGGTTAACAACCGGAACTTTATTAGGAGGAGCAGCATAATGCAAGTACAATTTAAGAATTTTAGAGATAGTAAAAATAAACTATTTCTAACCTATTGGAATATGAATAAAGGAGAAGTATTCACCACTTGTGATTTATCATTTCTCCCAGTAGAAAATGACAATCAAATAGAAGATTATGGATGTACTTTTGTAACTAGTGGTAGTTTTACTTATCAGGAAACTGAAAGTGATATAATAACTAATGTTTATGCAGGAGATTCGTTTAATAGAAGACCTAGTAAGTCAGTGATAATAAGAGCATTAGAAGATAACTCAAATTGGTGTTATTCTTTACATTTTGATAGTATATTTACTACTAATGAGAATGAGGGAATTGACTGGGAATCTTCAAAAAATCCCAAAGTTATAAACGGAGAGCAAATAAAAATATCAAAAAATGAATCAATAACTTTATTTGATTTTGATAAAGATATTTACATTTTAAATCCAATTTATAATTCTGTTGCAAATACAATATCTTATAAAAGTTCTAGAGAAAACATTTTTTCAAGTCTTGATTTTGGCAAATATTTAAAAATTGACAAAGGAGAAACTTTTATTGTTCAATCTACTGTAGATACATATATTCCAAAAATTTATTATATTGATTCTATGAATATTTTAACAAATGGTAATTAATGAACTATAAATATAAAAAAGTGTTTTATAAAAAATAATGTCAGTAACAAAAGTACAAAGTGGTTTTATAGATAATAATGCCTTAAATTCAGCAAATATTGCTAGTAATGCAGTAACAACTAATAAGATTGCTGATCTTAATGTAACAACTAATAAGATTGCTGATCTTAATGTAACAACTAATAAGATTGCTGATCTTAATGTAACAACTAATAAGATTGCTGATCTTAATGTAACTCCAGCAAAACTTTCTACTGGAGGACCTACTTGGGATACTACTGGAAATTTAGTTACGGATGGACTTTTTACTGCAAATAGATTGAGTATAGGTGGAAATATTATTATTGATAGTAGTAGAAATATAACTAATTGCAATCAAGTTCAAGGTGGAGTAACAATATCAGGATCTGCTTTTAATTTATCAGGTTCTAGTAGTACAACTCTTCTTACAAGTCTTCCTACTTGGACAAGACAAATAGTTGTAAATTTTCAAAATTTGCAAATGAGCACTTCTGCTAACCCTTATATATATTTTTCAGGAACATCAGCGTCTTATTCTAGTGTTTCCACCTATGTTAGTGGTGGAGTTTCAAGTGGTCAGGTAAATTCTGATACAACACTTCTACTATTCACAAGCTCTCCTCTTAATAGAATTACTGGAAATGTTATTTTTACTAGATCTATAGATCCTTCTGGACAGTTTAGATGGCACGCAAGTGGAACTTGGCAATATATGAATGCTCCTCAAATTCAGGGATGGGTGACTGGAGTAGCCTATGTGGGCACTAACAATATTACTGCTGTTACAATTGCTACAACTGATTTTACTGGAATTATTGGATCAGCTCAAGCAACCTATACATCATAATTTAAACTAATTATAATTTAAAAAAATATGTCATCACTAAATTTAGATAATCCAGATTACTTGGAACAAGTTAGACACTTTAGAAATATTAAACTTTCTTCTTCTGACTGGACACAAATTCCTGATAATTCTTTAACCGAAGAGGAAAGAAACAATTGGAAAGAGTATAGACAAAAACTTAGAGATTTTCCATCAAATATAACTGATCCAAAAGCAGTTTATGATGAGGAAATTGCTAATATTTTTAATCAAAGTGGATATAAACTTTGGCCAAATACACCAAAATAATCTTTACTTTAAGATAATTTTATAGTATAAATAACCTCGTAGTCATTCTATATTAATTATGAAACAACAAGAAATGGTAGAAAATCTTACCAATCAAGCAAAAGAAATCGCAGAAGAACTTCAAACATTAGAAAAAGAGTTCAATGCGAAGAAAGAACAATTTATTCGTATTCAAGGTGCATTAGAAGCATTAAATTCATTAGAAAAAGAATAAGAAATAAAGGTGAGTGTTTGGCGATAATAAATAATCTAAAGGATATTTTTAGATATTTGTTATCGCCATAAGGATGAAAAATTAATTAATCCTATTCACTTATCTGGAACAAAATGTAATGGCGGATATAAGAGTTAAAGTAGATCAAAATAATTCAATTACCGCCAGAGTTGGGCAAGAGAATGCGGTAAAGGTTCTTTCTGCCGTATCTTCTCAAGGAACTCAAGGAACACAAGGTCTTCAAGGAAATCAAGGATTACAAGGAACACAAGGTCTTCAAGGACTTCAAGGATTAAGCAATCAGGGGGTTCAAGGCAATCAAGGATTACAAGGAACTCAAGGTTTTCAAGGTACTCAAGGTCTTCAAGGATTAAGCAATCAGGGTGTTCAAGGATTACAAGGAACACAAGGTCTTCAAGGTATTCAAGGATTACAAGGCAATCAGGGATTACAAGGTCTTCAAGGGAACCAGGGATTACAGGGTGTCCAAGGACTTCAAGGAACTCAAGGTCTTCAAGGACTTCAAGGACTTCAAGGGAACCAGGGATTACAAGGAACTCAAGGTCTTCAGGGTCTTCAAGGATTAAGTAATCAGGGTGTTCAAGGATTACAAGGAACTCAAGGACTTCAAGGTGTTCAAGGATTAAGTAATCAAGGTGTTCAAGGTGCATATGGCCCAATTGCAGGAGATGTATATCAAGTTGTCTATAAAGATCAATTCAATCAACCTGCTGGATCACCAAATTTAACCTTTGATGAAATTACTTTACAAACAAGTAATTTATATGTTGTCAATAATGTTGGCATAGGAACTTCCAGTCCATCTCAATCATTAGAAATTGCTGGAAATATTCAAATAGATGGGCAAGTTATTATTTCTGATAATACTGGGATTTCAACGATTATCTCTTCAACTGGAACGGAAAGAATATTGCAAAATATTATAATTGACTGTGGTTTTTATTAATTTTTTATGTCTATAAATACTAAAAAGTGGTATATCCAGTTAGTTTAATTAAATGAATACTGATCCAATCGTAAGGATAAGAAGATCTGAAGTTCCTGGTCACAAACCAACAACATCGCAATTGTTATTGGGGGAATTGGCTCTTAATACTTATGATGTGGATTTATATGCTGTAAGAGATAGAGTAGGAATTGGCACTGATATTGTAAGAATTGGTGCTGGTGCTACAGTTACTAATGTTTTATATGTTACGGAAGATGGAAACGATACAAACACAGGAAAAAAACTCGGAGACGCAAAAAGAACAATCTCAGGAGCAGTCGCAGCAGCAGAACAAGGAACTATTATTAAAGTTAGTGCTGGATCTTATGTAGAAAACAATCCAATTCCAATACCAGAACAGGTTAGTATTGTTGGTGATAGTTTAAGGGAAGTATCAGTATCTCCACAAAATACAAATGCTGATTTGTTTTATGTTTCAAATGGCAATTATATTTCCAATATGTCTTTTACTGGAACTTTAAATGCAGGAAAAGCAATTTTTGCATTTAATCCAGAAGAAATTGGATACTTTAATCAATCACCTTATATTCAAAATTGCACTAATTTTATTCCAAATAGTATTGGATTAAAGATTGATGGAAAAAGTGCGATTGGACCATTAAAATCTATGGTTCTTGATAGTTATACTCAATACAATCAAGGTGGAATTGGTGTTTCTATCACCAATCAAGGATATGCTCAATTAGTTTCTTTATTTACTATTTGTAATGATATTGCAGTTTATTGTGGATCTGGTAGTGCTTGTGATCTTACAAATTCTAATTCATCATTTGGAAATTATGCTCTTGTTGCTGATGGAATAAGTCCATTAAAATATACAGGAATTATTACGGAAACAGCAGCAACAAATTCTGATACATTTGTATTGGATTTAAATACTCCAACATTAAATATCGTAAGTGCATCTTATGATAATTTTACTGGATTATTGACAGCAACTACAAGCAGTCCTCACAATTTTGTTGTTGGAATGGGGGTTTCTCTTGCTGGTCTTGGATTTACTTGTCCTTATGAACCAGGAATAAGAATATATCCATCAGGAAATAAAGGTTATATTTTTGAAACAAGAACGGTTGCTCCAGGAAGATATGTTGATGCATATAATTCAATTCAAGCAAATAAACAAGAAATACAAGATAAATCACTTGCTTCAATTGCGATTAATTATCCTAATTTTTATTTTAATGGAGATCCCCAGACAAATTCAAGATCAAGATATTATGATTCATATCGTTTGATTCAAAAAAATAAGCAAGAAATTATAGATAAATCTCTTGCTTCAATTGCTGTTGGATTTCCTTCTTCTTTTAAATTTCCAACCGACCCATATCCATATGAAAGAAACAGATATTATGATGCTTCTGGGTTAATTCAACAGAATAAATTAGTAATTGTAAATTCTGCTTGGGATGATGTTGTGTCTGCCTATCCAAGTATTTCTGGAACTGCAACAACTTGCAAAAGAGATCTTGGTTTTTTTGTGGATGCAATTGCGACTGATGTTTTCACTGGGGGAAATAAGTATTCAAGAGATTTTATTCTTCAGTATTATGTGGGAACTGGAGCAGGTTCATTGAGTGGTGAAGAGCAACCAACAATTTATGCTTTTGATAGGGCAAGAGAATATATGAATCAAGCAATCACCAATACTCTTGTTGGTGCTGCTTATTCAAATTTAAATATTTCAACTGGAACTTCAACTTATAGTGGAGGAGGATTAATTTATTCAAATACTGATCCAGGTTCTTGTTTTGATGTTCAACAAAATATTAATACACTTGTAGGTATTGTAACTGTAGTTCTTGGAGCAGGAAATACTTCAAGTCTTTCATCATTCAATGAAAACCTTGGAATTTCTACTACAAATACTTGTGCAAGAGATCTTGGTTATCTTGTAGATGCAATTTCTACTGATGTTTTCACTGGGGGAAATAAGTATTCAAGAGATTTTACAAATTTCTATTTTTATGGAACTTCTTCTGTAGGTATTGGAACAAGTGAAAGAGATCAATCAGTTTATGCTTTTAATTCTTTAAGAGATTTTGCAAATAAGGCAATTACTAATCAATTAAACTATAAAGAAGTTGGTATTAGTTCTGGACCAGCAACTTATGGAGGTGGAGGAGAAAGTATTCCAGTTTTACCTTCGGGAAATCCAGATTCTTGCACTGATGTTCAGGATAATATTAATACCCTTGTAGGCATTGTAACAACAGTTATTGGTTCTGGAAGTCAATCATATTTGAATACTTTTAGTGAAAATGGTGGTTATTTTCTTAATGGTGGAAGTAAATGTTATAGAGATATTGGATATATTATAGATGCAGTTTCTTTAGATGTAAGAGATTATACGAGTAAAAATTCCATAGAAGCTACGAAATCGTATTTTACTTATGATGGTTCTTCTTTAATTTCTGGAATAATAAATGAAATTCCTCAAACTGTAGTTGGATTTACTGCAACAAGAGAACTGATGAAATTGGCGATTACAAATAATTTAAATGCACAAGATTTATCACTTGCACCAGATCCAATTACTGGAAGCAACAAAGATCCAGCATCTTGCGCAAATGTTCAATCATTCATTGATAATCTTGTTGGTATTATTACTACAAGATTAGATGCTGGAAATATTATTGGCGCAAATTCACTTCCTGCTGTTTCTTCTGCAAGTACAACATTTAGTGTTTATGTTGGAACCTCAACTTTACCTCACACATATAATTCTGGTGGAACTGTAAATATCAATGTTCAAAGACCTTTTGATGGGCAAGTTGTTTATTTTGATACACTTTATTATACAGTTGGTGGTGTTGATGTTATATCTGGAGGATCAGGATATACGCAGAATGTTGATGTGACCTTTGATACACCGGAAACTCTTTGGGGAATATCAGCAACTGCAGTTGCGGAAGTTAGAAATGGTTCTGTTACTAATGTAGAAATGGTTTCAAATGGAAGGGGATATACAACAATACCAAAAGTAATATTTAATCCACCAACTACAGGAATAAATACAGCAACAGGGACAGCAAAACTTGTTCCTACTTATTATGTAATTAATAAATCTACTCCTGTTTCTTCTGGTATTTGTACAATTACAATTAGTGATAATGTACCTTATGCGATTGGAGTTGGTACTGAAGTTCCTTTCTTTAAGCAGAGTAGAGTATTAGCTTCTGGACATTCTCTTGAATACATTGGATCGGGAACAAATATTGCTACTGCTCTTCCTCAAAATGGTGGTGTTCCAATTCAAGCAAATGAAACTGATTTAAGAAATGGTGGATTAGTTGTTTTCACAACTACAGATCAATCAGGCAACTTTAGAATTGGTGATGGTGTTGTGATTAATCAACAAACAGGAACAATTAGTGGAACATTTTACTCTAAGAGTTTGTTTTCAACAATGACACCATTTATTCTTGCATTAGGAGGAGAATAAAAAAATGGCTTTAGCACTCAATGTATTCCAAACAGTAACCGCAGTTGTGAATACAACACCAACAATTGTTTATACGGCACCTGTTGGATATACAGGTGTTGTTCTTTTAGCACAAGTTGCAAATATTGGGTCAAGTTCTCAAGATGTTTCATTAGTTCATCGTAGAAGTTTGATTGATACTGAGATGATGAAAAATTATCCAATTTCTGCGAGTGATACTGCAAATCTTCTTTCTGGAAAATTAGTATTAGAGAGTGGGGACAAATTAGTATTGAGCGGTAGTAGTTCAACTGATTTAAAGTTTATAGCAAGTATTTTAGAAACACTTAACTAATATAAGCAAAGATGGCCAAATATCTCAGTAACCGTCAAAAAAATCTAAGAATTGGTATTAGTTCTTATACAGAAAATACTACAGTATTGGAAGTTACTGGGAAAGTTGGAATTGGAACGACAAATGCAACCTCATCACTTACGATTGTTGGAAGTTCTTATGTTATTGGACCTTCAACATTTTCTGGAAATGTAACTCTTGGAACAAAAAGTGCAAATTTAATTAATGTTCCAGGAAGAGTTTCTTCAAATTTCTATCCAGATGGTGATGGTCTTTATGATATTGGTAGAGCACCTCAAATTGGACAAGGTGCAAATCGCTGGAGAAATGCTAATTTTTCGGGAGAAGGTAGATTTGATAATGGAATTAAGGCACATGATATTCAAATTGGTGTTGGTGGCCAACCTTATTCTAATTTAATTTATAGTACTTATGGTAATTTAGAATTAAATTCTCAAAGTGGAACAACTAATATTGATGATAATGTAACCATAACTGGAAGTTTAGATGTAACAGGAAATACAATACTTCGTTCTACTCTTCAAGACAATTATGGAAATGTAGGTGCTGGTGGTTCAATATTAATTTCTACAGGTGCTGGAGTAAGTTGGACTGATCCTTATGCTGCTGGATTACAAGGACTTCAAGGACTTCAAGGTCTTCAGGGAACTCAAGGACTTCAAGGTCTTCAGGGTGATCAAGGATTACAAGGCACTCAGGGTGTTCAGGGTGTTCAGGGTGTTCAGGGTCTTCAAGGGGATCAAGGAACTCAAGGTCTTCAAGGCAATCAAGGTCTTCAAGGAACTCAGGGTGTTCAGGGTCTTCAAGGGGATCAAGGTCTTCAAGGAACTCAGGGTGTTCAGGGTCTTCAAGGGGATCAAGGATTACAAGGCACTCAGGGTGTTCAGGGTCTTCAGGGGGATCAAGGATTACAAGGCACTCAGGGTGTTCAGGGTCTTCAGGGGGATCAAGGATTACAAGGAACTCAAGGGGATCAAGGATTACAAGGAACTCAAGGTCTTCAAGGATCTTATGGTCCAGTAGCAGGTTCTGCAAATCAGGTTATCTATAAAGACGGAAATAATAATCCAACTGGTTCTGGAAATTTAACTTTTGATGGTACTAATCTTTATGTTGGAGGAAATGTAACGATTGGTGGAACGACAGTTTTAATTGCTGCTACTACTCTAACTGTTGGTGATAAAGATATTGTTGTTGGTTTAGCAACAACTGCTGGTGGTGCTGTAATTTCTAATGATACTACTGCAAATCACGGTGGTATTGCTGTTGCTTCTACTGAAGGTTCTCCATTAGTTCCTTTTGGATACGGAAGTGCAATTAATGATCTTCCAGACACCTACAAACAAATTATGTGGGTTAAAAGTGGAACTTGGTCTGGTCTGAATACTGATGCTTGGTTATTTAATTATGCTGTTGGTATTGGTAGTACTCAAGTTCCTTATGGGGTAAGGCTTACTGCTGGAGGAATGCAGGTTACTGATAGTACATTATCAGTACCAGAGTTGAATATTAGTGGAATATCAACTTTTTATTCAAATATAGATCTAAATTCTGGCATTAAAGATTATTATGGAAATGTAGGAACTGCTGGTTCAGTATTAATTTCTACTGGTGCAGGAGTAAGTTGGACCAATCCTTATGCTGCTGGTTTGCAAGGACTTCAAGGTCTTCAGGGATCTCAAGGTCTTCAGGGAACTCAAGGACTTCAAGGTCTTCAGGGTGATCAAGGATTACAAGGCACTCAGGGTGTTCAGGGTCTTCAAGGAACTCAGGGTGTTCAGGGTCTTCAAGGAACTCAGGGTGTTCAGGGTCTTCAAGGGGATCAAGGAACTCAAGGACTTCAAGGCAATCAGGGACAACAGGGAACACAAGGTCTTCAAGGCAATCAAGGTCTTCAAGGAACACAAGGTCTTCAAGGGGATCAAGGTCTTCAAGGAACTCAGGGTGTTCAGGGTGTTCAAGGGGATCAAGGTATTCAAGGAACTCAGGGTGTTCAGGGGGATCAAGG